AGCTATACAGGTAGTTGAGCATGAAAAATCTTCCAAAAGAACAGATACGGAGATTTTTGCCTTCTTTGCAAACGAAGAACTAACGCACCTTTGGGAGAAGGATATTGACGGAAAGGTTGTAGCTTGTGAGATTCACAAGGAAGGATACTACGCACCCCTAGTCAAAATGCCTTGTCGAACAATGAGTACATATGGACTGCGAAATGCAATTGAGTATGTAATGGACATGGAAGAACTATAATGCCATTAAACAACTATCAGAACTTTTTTGACAAAAGCGGTTTCAATCGTAGAAATGGTCAAAGGGCTGAAGATAAGTTTGAGGAAGCAATAAAATTATTCTTTGAAAGCTTTGTTAGGAAGACAAGCGTAGAAGAGGATATGTTCGATCATATTGATTATGATTGTCACATAAATTTTAAGGTAGATGTTAAGAGCGTTAAAGAAGCCGATACCATTTGGATTGAGCTAAAGAACGTAAATGGTCACAAGGGTTGGCTATATGGTAACTGTAGTCACTTTGCTTTTGAAAGGGAGAACTACTACATACTCGTTAAAAGAAAAGAACTTGCTGATTTGGTGGAAAGGTTGACCAAGAAAGAAATGGTCACCAATAAAAAAGACTGTCTCTATAAATTGTATTCAAGAACTCAATACGGACGGCAGGACTTACTTACTAAAATAAAACCAATAGATTTGAAATCCATTCAACATCTATACATCAGCAAAAAATAATTATGGCTCACTTCTACAATTGCAAAGACGCACAAAATCCATTATTTGAAGAAAATGTGGGTACACCCTTTCAAGCTCAGAAGAAGGGCAAGAAGGTATATCCTAGCGTAACAACAGTATTGGGAATTATAAAGGACGAGTTTCTTGATTCTATATACAAACCAAGGATGATGTACGAACTAACCCTTCAAGGTAAGGGCAGTTGTTGGCAAGAAGTAGAACGCCTCACATACGGAACTAGAACTCATCCAGATACAGAGGAAACAATATCATCTTCTGAGTTTGGTACATCCGTACACGAAACCATAGAGGACATGATTAACTCACTCATCTATGATGATATTAGACAACTGCCACATGACTATACATACGATGAATGGGGTACGCCCTTTTATGAGTGGGTGCTAGAAAACAACGTAAAACCAATTGCTTGCGAAAAACTAGTATCCAACAACAGAATTAAGATAGCAGGGTCAATTGATTTTTTGGGGTACGATGAAGAAGGTATGCTTTTCTTGGCTGATTACAAGTGCCGTACCAACACTAAAGGTAAGGCAAAAACATACGCCAAGGATTGCGAACAACTAGCAATAGAAAGCTATATGGTAATGAAAGATTACAAGCTTGACTACTTGCCGTCTTGCAGGTCTGTAATTATTGATTGCGATACAAAAGGGCATCACCATAGGGTTTGGACAGACGAAGAGATGAAGTGGGGCATACAGAACGCAAAAGATGCCAGTAGGATTTATTGGAACAAAAGAATGAAACCAAAAGTTAAATAATGATAACATACAATTACGGAATACTAAAACTCGTATCAGAAGAAACTGGTGTACCCCTAAAAATGATTCAAGGGGACTGCCGAAAAAAAGGAATAGTCATGGCTAGGGACTTATACATCAATCTTTTGTATAGGTGCTTGATGAAGACAGAGGACGAGATCAGCAGAACTCTCACTATAAAACGAGAGGCGGTTAACAGAAGCAAAGCAAGGCATGATAGCAGAATGAAGCTTAATAAGTTATATAAAAACTTTTACGAAAGCATGAAGCAACTGTCTGGTTTTGGTGAATAATCCTTGGTTTATTATATGGATCAATTTAAAATTACTTATACAAGAGATGACATGAAAAAAGATTATGTTAACACAATTTCAAAGTGGGGTCGTGACGAAAAAGATGCCTTGAAGCATATGTTAAAAAAAAGACCAGAGAAGAGTGGTTTGTGTATTTTTAAAAAAGGGGGTACTGGTAAAATTTTATCAATAGAAAAACAATGAGTAATAATATAACATCAGACATAGAACGTATCCAAACAAGGATAGAAATGATTCGTACAGAATCTAGGGTTCTTTCTCACAAGATTGAACGATACAATGAGCAAAGAAAGAGCTTGTCCGAAGAGAAGCGTAAATTAAAACAACTACTTACGGATGCCCTATCTATCTCAGAGAAAGATTAAAGAATATAGGGAGGAGAATAAACCATCTCTTTGCCCTATACTAAACATAAGGACTAGTGACTGGGTGGTTGATCATGACCATCAGACTGGTTTTGTTAGAGGCATTATATCCAGACAAGCAAATAGCTTGATTGGCAAGATAGAGAACTTTTATCTTGGTATGTGCAAGGGGAAGAAAAGAAAGCTTCCCTCTACGCTAGAGTGCATTTCTTTCTATCTGAAACATTCACACACAAACCAACTTCATTACGTTGGATTGAATCAATTAACAAAAAGATTTAAAAATATGTTGACAAGCAAAGAGCAGGTTGACAGATTGGTGGACATAGGGGCGACTGAAGAGGAACTGAGTAAATGCAGTAACTCTAAAGATCGCTCAAAGCTTTTTCGCAAACTAACTAAAATAAGATATGAATAACGAAACAAAAAACATACACTCAAAACTACTGGGGATATCATCCTCATTGAAAGCCCCAAAAGGGCAGACTAACAAATTCGGTGGCTATCGCTATCGTTCCGCAGAAGATATACTAACTGCAGTAAAACCATTACTTACTGAATGGGGTTGTACCTTAGTTATTACAGATGAAATGGTTGAGGTAGGCTCAAGAGTCTATGTAAAGGCAAACGCAGTCCTAGCTGATACTGAAGGTGAATTTTCAATTAGTGTAAGTGGATTTGCCAGAGAAGCCGAAAATAAAAAGGGCATGGACGATGCTCAAATAACTGGTAGTGCTTCTAGTTACGCTCGTAAATATGCGTTAAATGGTCTTTTTGCTATTGACGATACTAAAGACCCAGACGCTACTAATACACATGGTAAAGATTCGTCTAGACCAGTATCATCTCAAATAGATTTTTAATTATGCCAGAAACAACATACATAAATAGTGGCGGTCTGTTCATTAACGACCGCAAAGAGAAGGAAACCCACCCAGACTACAACGGCAAACTTACTGTCGATAAAGCAGGTCTGTATTATATAAACGGATGGAAGAAGCAAACGAAGAATGGACAACCCATGTTGAGTATTGCTTTGAACTATGCTCCAGACGACAAGCAACCAAACTTGTCATCAGCACCAAACGAGCCAAGTATTCCAGTTAACGATACAGAACCATTTTAGGCTATAGGGTTACAAGGGCGTACTCAGTAAAATGGGTACGTCCTTTTTTTCTAAATATGAAAAAACAAGTTAATGATATGATTGATGTTGCTTTGAGCATCCTTGATAAAGCCAAAGAAGCTATGGGCAAGGCAGAGATTAAGATTTACTTAACTTCTCTTGAACAGATTTTTAAACAAATTAAAGAAACCAACACTAAAGATGATAGGAACAAACGATCTAAAGATACCAAACAATGAAGAGGCAGAAAGAAAAGTTATTGCAACTTGCATAGATGCAGGTGACTCAACTCATTACGATTCAATAAATCAGATAATTGATGCAGATGACTTTTATGTTCATTCCCACAAGATATTATTTCAGAGCATACAGACGATTTGTTCTGAAGATAAACCTTTAAACGAAACATCCATGATGGAGCAGTTAAAGACTGTTCATGGAATAGACGAGATTGGTGGGGCAACTGGTCTTATGTACATTCTGGATAATGTAACGACCCCCTTAGATTTTTTATTTTGTGCAAAGACTGTTGCCGAAAAATCAAACCTAAGAAAGATTATTAGGATTTGTAGATTAGCCAGAGAGAGGGCTGAATCTGAATCAGTTGAATCAAGCGATATATCCCTTCAAGTGCAGAGTGACTTGGAGCAGAAATCCAAATACAATTCAGAGGAGTTATGCCTAGCTTCAGCATCAGAACAAATAAAAAATGATATAGATGCGACATTAAATGGTACGGATATATTGGATGTTATAAAGACTCACATAGGTAGACTAGACACCATGCTAGGAAGCGGTGGCATAGCCAAAGGAGAAGTCGTTACCATAGCCGCACCTACGTCCTGCGGAAAGTCCGCATTAGCCCTTAATATAGCCCTTAGTGCCTCTTACAAACAAAAGAAGGGTGTAGGTATCTTTTCATTGGAAATGCCCCAAAAACAACTAGCTAAGAGGATGTCGCAGACCTTATCTGGTATTAACTACAACACAATCGACACAACCCCAGATGGACTTGATAGGGCTACAAAATTCAAACAGTTTGCAAACAGATTGTCGGATATGCCTATCTTCACATCTCATCATGTTAAGAGTGCTGATGATCTAGCATCGCAAGCTAGGAAGATGGTCAAGAATTTTGGGGTGAAGTTGCTGATTATAGATTATTTACAACTGATCCCATTTGACTCAAAGAAGATGAGCAAGACAGAGGGAATATCCAACATATCTCATAGGGTAAAACAAATAGCCCTTGAGCTTGATGTTGGGATTGTTTTATTAGCCCAAGTGAACAGAGAAGGGGCTAGAAGGGATAGTGGTCTTACCCTCTACGATCTAAAGGATTCTGGGGACATTGAGAATGACGCTGATGTCGTTGTTCTTATGTACCCATCAAAGGGCGATTACGAATCATCTAAGATGCGAGATAGCAGGGGTGACTACACTCAGCTTATCTATAAGATTGCCAAGAACAGAGAGGGCGAAAGAGATATTGGTTGCCTCTTCAAATTTTATCATTGTGTTGGAAGATTTGAATAATTTGAAAAAAAGGGGGTACTCCCCTATTGACAAATAAAATAGAATTACTACTGTAAATTTAACAAGGTAAGCTATAGGAGTAATCCGTAGCAGAGAGTTGTTTCTTACTCTCCGTTTGATCCCTTGTTAGCCCTACCCTTTAGGGGGTAGGGTTTTTGTTTTCTTGAGCAGGGGGTGTCGATGGCATTACGCCTTCGGACATTCTCAGTAGCAACTCAATATTTTCTTGAGGTAATTTTGGTTCTTCCTTTGGTTTCGTATCATTCAAACTAGCGTTATAGATTATATTTGCATAATGGTTATTAATCCAAGCATTGAATTGTGGGTCAGCGTCAGCTTGAAACAACATATCTGGGAATCTGCCACCAACAAATAATCCACCAAACAGAAAGTTATTTAATTTGTCGTAACTCTCTGGTTGCATCATTGTTTTAACTTTTATTGGATTCTTTAGTTGGTTGTACAGTATTAATTGATTTAGTCTAATTTTGACAGAATCCTGTATCCCACCCGCAAAAATAGTAGCACCCCTTCTTGAACCTGCTAATCTTATCTTTGCTTCAGCAATCTTTTCTTTGGGCAATGTAGATGCATGAACAAAACTATCATTTAATCGTGTTATATTATCGTAGCCCTCTTGTCCAAGTAACTTAATTAGTTTGCCCTTATAGGTAATTAAATCTGTGGATAACATCTCTGGATTCCACAAGAACTGCATATCCGAACCCATTTTTGCTACGGCACTTTTTGATCCTGCTCTTTTCATAATGGATTGAAGAATTGATTGAATCAAAACTTTTTCTCCATCAGCCCCTGCATCTCTTGCCCTTGCCAATATAGATAAGAAATCTGCATTTGATGACTTTAATATGTTATCTGCAAAATCCTCTACTACTGCAATAGATTTTACTCCTTTTGTTGTTAAAAATGGAACATCTCCATTGGCTATCATCTTTACAAATTTGTCTTTGGCTAACTCAACTTGTTCAGCCTTAATTCTTGCTTCTTCTACACCAATCTCCTCTAACCTTTTTATTGTAGGAACGCTATCTGATTTAAGTATTTCATCTGCACGTTTTCTAGTTAATCCAGTAATATACTCCTCCTTGCCCTCTACAATTCTGGCTATTCTTCTAAATGCCTGTATCTTGGCATTAAATATATCTTTATCTTTTGAAGTTGACCAAAGAGTTGATATAATACTTTCATCTGCTTTGCTCATCGCAAATGCGTTTACGTTCATTGTATCGCTTGCAATGATACCCTTTTTTGATAAGAAAGCGTTTCTAAGTATATTTCTTGCCTCTACTAAATTTTCTCTGCCAACAAGTCTAAGAAAATCTTTTATTGTTGTGGGTGATTGAAGTGCAAGATCAAGTGTTTCTATTCCTGATCTTGAAGATGGTAGCAATCTGTTAAACTCTTCTCCTAGTTCTCCACCCTCTCGTAATGCTTTAATTGCATAATTTCTTGCATCCTTGAGGGACTCACCGCCAACTAGTTTAGTAGCGGCTCGTATATTATTTTCTCTATATAGTGTTGAGTTCTGCCTAAATGCATCTTCAGCTTGTTTAAGTAATCGCTTACCTTCTTTGGGTGTAGTCGCTCTATTTAGTACTGTTTGTTTTATTCCCCCTAGCTCTTTAGCCATATTACCATAAGATATTTGACTGGGTGTTCTATTTGCTGATCCAAAACCTGCTTTAGCGTTAAAGTCCCTTATTAAAGAATCAAGTTGTCTGAATGTAATTCCATCAGATACAATGGTATCCAAGGAGTTTGCCGCCCTTCCTGCAGTCGTTAAACCTGAAGGTGATAATACTCCAATAACTTGATCGTCTTCACTTAGAATAGCTTGATTTTTTACTCTAT